CCAATGGTTGAAGTTGCTATGACTGGAGGAAATGATGAATTTCATCAAAGATTAGGATATGTAAGTAATCACACTAGGGGAGTGGCTATGGATTTTGTCGTTAAGCCTAGAGCGTATGTAACAAGAGTTGCTAATATTTTACATGGGATAGCCGGATCTCCTAATAATGTTAGACCAGACGGAAAACCTGTTTTCAGATTCATAGATGAATATAATCACCCCTCTTCGGCAGCATCTGGCCCACATTTTCATATGACTGTACATCCTATTCCGCCCGATAGTCAGGAATCACTTTCACGTGCAGCAAGATCAGCGAGGTTAATATCTAATGGAACAGTGACTGATCGTCCATGGACAAGCACTGTATACATATTCGAAGAATCTACTCAGTCGTTGATAGTTGAACAAAGACAAGGATAATTCCGTTACATTTCATATTTATAGTAAAGTAATACTATGGGTAAATTTACACAAGCTTTAAGGCAAATGATCAGACAGGAAATGAGAGATGTTCTAACTGAAGAACTTCTGCCTATACTGAAAGATGTGTTATCAGAACAGCGGCAACCAGTGTCTGCCAAACCGCAGCGTAGAAAGCCTGTCACAAAGAAGACATTCTCAAAGAATTCCATTCTGAATGATCTGTTGAATGACACAGCGACGGTTACAAACTTCGCTGAAATGAATACAGGTCCATTAGTCGAATCTGGATTGAGTATGATGAGTTCAGAGCCAGATGTCACGCCAACTACTGATATCGATGGCCGACCTGTTGATACATCAAATGAAGCTGTTGCTAATGTTTTGAACATCATGAATAAGGATTATTCGGCTCTGATGACAGCTATTGACAAAAAGAAGGGTCGTAGATAATGGCCAGACCAATCTACAGATTAGAACCGTTTAACACAACACCTAATGTTGCAATAGGCATAAAATTGCCATTCAATAAACCTGCATCTGCATTTTCTGAATTTTCAAATTATGCGTCTGGATCATCTGATGGTGGATCAGTTTTTGTGCAATCATACACAACATTAGAACAAGTTGTAAGCAATATCAAGTCATTGTTACTGACCAGAAAAGGTGAACGATTCATGCAGCCTAATTTAGGAACTGATGTCTTTGATACTCTTTTTGAAAATCTGACTAATCAAACTTTATCAGTTTTAGAACAATCAATTAAAAATGATTTTCGATATTGGTTGCCATATGCTACTCTGAATAATGTACTAGTATCTGAAAATAGAGACTTAGCAAGACTTCATATTAAATTTGATGTGTCAGTCACTACTTTAGGAGCTAACATAATAATTAATGTGTTATTAGATGAAGAAGCGATACTACAGATTGATACAGAAGAAACCGCCATTGCAGGTACTGCTCAGCAATCATTCCAATTAGTTCCAATCAGTTCTGCTCCTGTCACATCACCGGGCGCATATTAATGAGATATGAATTATGACACAAATTAAAAAAGAAGTAAAATATTTGAACAAAGATTTTGCACAATTTCGGCAGAATCTAATTAATTTTACAAAAAATTATTTTCCAAATACATATAGTGATTTCAATGAAACATCGCCAGGTATGTTATTCATGGAAATGTCATCGTATGTCGGTGATGTGTTATCATACTACACTGATACGGCTTTCAGAGAATCAATACTGAGTCTAGCACAAGAACGCAGTAGCATTATCACATTGTCTAAATTATTTGGATATGATGCTAGAAATTTTTCTGCAGCTACCGGTAAAATAGATGTATATCAATTAGTACCAGCTATAGGCACCGGTGCTAACATTGAACCGGATATGCGTTATGCATTATCTATAGCATCTGGTATGACTATGTCATCAGAGACAGGTGTTTCATATAGAACAGTTGAACCTATTGATTTTAATAATGATCCAGAAATAACAGTTTATGAACTGAATGCATCAGGTGATATAGCAAGATACTTACTTAAAAAAGAAGCTGAAATAGTATCTGGAGAAGTTAATACACAGGAATTCATCTTCAATGATCCTAAAGCTTATGACAAAATTGTATTGTCAGAAGATAATGTCATAGACATTGTAAGTATCAAAGATTCATCCGGTAACGAATGGCGTGAAGTGGATTATCTAGCTCAAGATACAGTATTCGATGATATTCTAAATATTCCTTTCAATGACCCGACACTTAGCCAATTTAGATCTACTGTTCCTTATATATTAAAATTGAAAAAAACTCCTAGGAGATTTGTAACTAGAACTAGAGCTGATAATAAAGTTGAAATACAATTCGGTTCTGGTATCAGTTCCGATGCTGATGAAGAGATTATACCAAATCCAAAAAATGTCGGCTTGGGTCTTGAATATTTAAGAAGAACAACTAATAATAATTTAGATCCGTCTAATTTTCTCTATACGAGTACATATGGATTAGCTCCGAGCAATACAACGCTCACTGTCACTTATACAATCGGCGGAGGAATAAATGACAATACGGGAGTTAACACTATCACAGAAGTAGATGAAGTCACATATCTCAATGAAGGGTCTACTGTAAATTTAGATGATACCAAAGATACATTGGCGATAATTAATCCAGGTGCTATCACCGGTGGTGGAGATCGCGAATCAATTGAAAATATTAGACAAAATGCAATTGCCAGCTTTGCAGCCCAGAATAGAGCAATTACAAGAGAAGATTATATTTCCAGAATTTATGCAATGCCACGTAGGTTCGGTTCTGTAGATAAAGCTTATATAATCGGAGACACGCAGATCAATACACATGATCAGAGTTATCCTAGCTATACTATTCAGAATCCATTAGCATTAAATCTTTATGTTTTATCTTTGGATGAAAATAAAAATTTAACTCCAGCTAATTTAGCTGTAAAGGAAAATATTAGGACATACTTGTCTGAATATCGTATGTTAACTGATGCAATCAATATAAAAGATGCGTTCATTGTCAATATAGCTTTGAATTTTGAAATTATAGCTAGACCAAATTATAATTCTAACCAAGCAGTATTGAATTGTATTGAAAGATTAAAAGTATTATTCGACGTTGACAGAATGCAAATAAATGCAAGTATTGATTTGAATGCTATTAAAGCTGATCTAGATTTAGTTGAAGGTGTACAAACTGTTACTAGTTTTGAAATAGAAAATAAATTTTCCACTGCTAATGGATATTCTGGAAATGTATATGATATTGCTAGTGCAACTAAACACGGAATATTATATCCTAGCTTAGATCCATGCATTTTTGAAGTAAAATATCCAAATCAGGATATTCAAGGTAGAACTGTAAATGTATAATTATGTATAGACTATTTTACGCAGAACGCGATGCAACAATTTATGAAAGATTTACTGAACGTAATACTGGTATAGATCAAATATTAGAACTAATCAAATTATCATCAGCATCATCTGATTTTTCTGACACTCTCAATACTAGAATATTGTTAGACTTTGGTTCCGAAATTGATACATTGCGTACTGAAATTAATAATGGAAAAATTCCACCATTAGGTAATTCAGCTAACTCATCTTCAGTGTTTCTCAAAATGTTTGCTGCTGAATCAAAAGATCTATTACGTAGTTATAGCCTAGAAGCGTATCCTGTATCTGAATCCTGGACAAATGGTAATGGTATGTTTTCAGATACACCTGAGGTTCGTAATGGTGTATCATGGTTATATAGATCTGGAACTCCAAATGCAGTATTATGGAACACATCCGTTGCACATTCAAGTGGCGACGCATCAGCGACTATTACCAATGGAGGCGGTACTTGGATTACTGGCTCTACATATGAAGCTTCGCAATCATTTCAAAATGAAGTACCTGATATCAGAATGAACGTTACAGACATAGTAAAGCATTGGGTTGATCAGGATATTACTAACAATGGATTCATTGTTAAACGTTCTAAAACCGACGAATTATCCGGTGATATTTTAGGATCAATTCAGTTTTATGGCAGAGAAACGCATACAGTATTTGTACCAAGGTTAGAAGTGGCGTTTGATAATACAACATTTATAAATACTGGTTCAGCTGAAATTAACTCTGAGACATATGTGCCTTACATTAAGAATATCAGAGATGAATATAGAACAAATGATATAGCAAAGTTTAGAATAGGAGTACGTCCAGAATTTCCTACCAAAACATATACGACATCATCATTCTTTCTAACCGATAACAGATTACCAACATCAAGTTTTTATAGCATTTTAGATTCAGTAACAGATGATGTGATAATACCATTTGATACTACCGCTACAAGAATTGATTGTGACGCAAATGGCAGTTTCTTTAAACTAAGAATGGATTCATTCTTCCCAGAACGATTTTACAAAATAAAATTGAAAATTGAACGTGATGGAGGCGATGATGTACAAACATTTGATGATTTTTATTTCAAAGTAGTTAAATAACATGTTATGTCAAATACTTTTTTTCTAAATTCTGCAAATAATACATTCCCGGCTGAGCCGTTTACTATAAACGGATATTATCCATTATATTTTACAGAATTTGCAGCTAGAGCAGCATCTCCTTATAATACTTATCATATACATGAACTGAATAATACTGTATACTATATGCCTAATAATTTTGGACAAATCGGTATTCAGCAATATCATGGTAATTATACTGGCAGTAACACTCCAAATGGTATTTTAATAGCTGATAGAAATGATGTTGGCACTTTACAATTAGATACTCAAACAAATGAATATGCCTTTTATAGTTTACAGCAAACTGTTCCGACTTCTAATAATACAATACTACAAGATGTTTTAGATCCAGGTTTTGGTCATTTTGTACAAGATGATCAGGTGTTAGAGCCCGGGCAAAGTAAAATATTCATTGCTAATAAGTCAATAGATTTATTAGACATTCATGACAGTTACATAAGATTTGGTCCTCATAATTTATCATCAAATAACTTTATTGTAGATGATGTATTCTGTGTATTTTACATAGAGAATGGTATTGCCAAACCAATACCAAATTATAAAACATTAGATGTCATGTTAGTGGAAGATGGGCAAACGTATGCTTCCATTATAGTAGCAGAAGAAGCCGATTTCACAACATTTGATATGTCATTAGATGGTACAACATTTTTTAGTACTGTATCTACACCTTATGACGAATTCATAGCACGATCGATGCCAGATAGATCAGCAGAATGGAACTATGATATACGATTCAGAACTGGTTATCTGCCAGTAGCGCCATTTGTCAGAGACCCTGGTGATTACATTTTACCGATATCAACAATCGGTGTGCCAACCGTACAAGTACAATATGCTCCACGTGTATTCCAGGATCAGACATTCAATGAAAAAATGAGAGAAAAATTCGAAGGTCAGATGGTTGTTTTAGATTGGCCAAATTTGACCGGTAATTGGGATGATGATGAAGTGGCAAATTTCACAACAGTACAATCTGACGATCTTGTAAATAATTTACGAATGATGGTACATGGTCATTGGAAACAAGTCACTGATGTATTTGTGATCAAAAAATATGCTTATGTCAATGACTATGACATATCCAGATATGGATCTGTACAACCAGATCCTGCAAATAATATTGTTGGAGCTGCGGGTCGTTATGGAGAGACTGGATTGATTAACATTTTATGTGATAATGGTGGTATCACAATTATAAGATCAATGTTACCAGAAGGAGTTGTTAGTACTAATCAAACTGATACTGCA